AACTTTTTCTCACCAAGAACAACATTAGCAATATGATCTAATCTGTAAGATTCTTGTGCACCGTATGAGTAACCAAACTTAATGAATAACTCCATATAATCCATCATGGAAATACCTTTTAATTCATAAGCAGTTTGAGTTCTACCCATTTTAGTTATTTCTCTACGTTCAACCATACCCCAAGGAGATAACCTTTTAGCATAAGCTTCACCAATTAGTTTAGATATACGATTTATTAAGTATGGAATATCAAAGAATCTTGAGTTCCAACCAGTAATTACATCTGGACATTGAGAAGGTTGTGACCAATGAGTTACAAAATCAATAAGTAAATCTGCTTCTGTAGCACATCTTTTGTAAACTACTCTATGATCTTTCATTAGAGATTTTTCTACGTCATAATCGCCAAGACCCCATACGTAATATGTATTATCAATATTGTTTTTAATTGTAATAGCAGTAATAACGTTATCAGCTCTATCTGGCTCTGGGAATCCATCGTCGGATTGAACCTCGATATCGATTGTAGTTACATTAATTAAATTACGATTAAATTCAATATGGCCAGGAAAAGCATCATTAATATAAGCTGAGATGTAACGAGTGTTACCAAAAATATCTCTACCAGCTACGTGTTTATTTTGCGATACCCATTCATTGGCTTCTCGCATAGAATCAAACTTTACTTCACCAACTGGAGTTCCATCAAGTGATTTCCAATTTGTTGGTCTGTTTGTTGATACATAAAGAGTAGGTCCATATTTGACCTTTTGTTGTATTTTTTTACCATTTTCATAACCACGATATAATAACATATTTCCATATCGCGATACGTTTGTGTAAAATTTCATCATATAAGTGTCACCTTGTAATAGTATCTATTATACCATAGTTTTATCATAATGTACAGTGTTAAATGGAGTTTTTTTGTGTTTCAATTTCATGGGTAGTTCCCAATTCTTTACAGCGTGTCCTTCAATGCCAGGCCTTACCTGAATTTTTTTAGGTGGATAGCTTGCCACCATAAGGTCTCTCGTTTTCCATATTTTCCCGACTCACTCCAAGAATTTCAAATACTTCATTGTTTCCATCTGTTATAACCTCAACACAATATTTCACGTCTTAATTGATTTTAAATCAGTTATAACCAGGATTTTCGTAAAGCTTCACATCAACCAACCATCTACAGCTTTTCCTCGATTCCTATAGACAATTATACCATGTTTAAGTATAAATGTACAGTGTTATTTGCATAAAAAAGGGGGCAATTTCTTACCCCCCGCATGATTTCATTTTCACAGATTACCAAGTGTTAACTTCTAGCCACATTATTAATGGTGCAAATCCTAAAATTGCTCCACTGGTTAATGCCATTATAAGTACGCCACCTAGGGTCTCTGCTATATCGTCATATTTATTCATATAATATATAATATTTCTCATAGCTGTTCTCCAGTAAAAAAGTTGTTACTAATCTACTGAGTGTTCGCTGATACTAGCCTTTCAAAAAAGATTTTTTCTTTGATGCCCCAGCAGACCCTATTTCGATCTTCCTAGGACGCCTTTCTTCTGGAAGTTCAACTCTGGCATACACCACGAGTATCCCATTCTCTAAATCGGCACCATCTATTACGACAAATTCTGAGAGACGGAAGCTCTTCTCAAATTTGCGGGATGAAATACCTTTCCACGCATATTCCCTATCTTCTGATTCTTTTGTTCCTTTGATTTTAAGGATACCATCTTTAACTTCCAATGAGATTTCTTCTTTTGTGAATCCGGCAACTGCCATCTCAATTAAAAATTTCTCATCATCGATCTTCACAATATTGTGAGGCGGATAATTATCCGATCCTGATCTAGCTGAAGTATGGATTCTTTCCAGTTCGTCAAATAAACCTTCGAATCCTACGAATAGTGAACGAGGCACGTTCAAGTTAGTTCTTACCATTTTGCTTTCCTCCTATATGTTTAGCAAGGTTAAAAGGACTCGTCTAATACGACATCCTAATATTATTTATACAAGTTTTATTTGTAATTCAATAAAAAACTTGTCTTATTTTGCCAATCCAAAAGTTTTAATTACTTTTGGTAATCGGCTACATTTCATAAATTTATGAAATTTGTTAAAATTGCTTTGTATTATCTTTAGCATTACTGTTTCCTATGTTGTATTTAGGACACAGTTCCCAATGGGCTTTTTCTTTAAAAGGTATTACTTTTATCTGCCTCAATGGTGCTAGACTTTTTGCAGTCTCCGAATTAACTATATTAACTAATCCCCAGTCAGCAAGAAGTGTAGCAATTGTGTTCCTTCTTTCTAGGTCATTTTCCACAAGATTAGATGGCTTACCATCTAATAAGAATAATTCTTTAAAATGCACAATGAAATATCTTCCTTGTTTGTGCAATATGTGACATGACTGGTATAATTTTTGATCTTTTCTAGATGCAACTCCAATCCTAGTTAGAGTCTCTCTGATTTTTAGAAAATCGTCTGGTTCGTTTAATGATACTTCCAACATGCTTGCTGGAGTCCAATTCTTTACTTCAATATTTTCGTTTTCCACCTTTATAAATCCTTTGTTTCAATGTTTCAATATGTTCATCATTTAATAATGACAATACGGACTTAGCTTTTTCATCGCTATATCCATAATATTCTTTTACTATTTCAAGATTGGCTATTTCTTGTGGTTTTACCCACTTCGTAAACCTTTTCTTTTTCTTAATTATATTTATAAGAAAATCATATTGAAGACGGCTATCTAGGTGATGATTTAAATTCATTTCATTAGCATAAAGAATTGTATCTGGAAAAAATGATAGGCCTCGATTAATAATAAATGCACTATATTCTTTCTCAGTAATATCGTCGACCATTATATTTTTTTTGGTTGTATTGATTGATTTTAAAAAGTCAAATGGGTTCATTTTGTCATTAACCTATCAAATACTAAATCATCTAGTAATTTAGCTTTTCTCTTTAGTTCTTGGTTTTCGTCTGACAGCTCCATAACTCTCGTTTGTAACTCATGAACTTGTTTTTGCATTTCTGCTATTTCGTGTTTTAGTGCTTCTTCTATAGAGTATATCATTTAAATTTAACTCCGGCCATAATCTCAGTGCAACAAGCTACTATATTTAGCTCATGGTCTGAAACAAAACTATTTTTATATTGATAATCAGCAAGTATAAGAACCATTTGAGGTATACTACTTGGTTCTACATAGTCGCTCATATTATCATATAGTTTTCTAAATAAAGATGCTGGATCTGAATCTATATTATCAGCAACCCATTGTCGCATTTTTTTAAAGTCCTTCATTTTTAAAGAACTCATTAATTCATTTACTGATATATCGCTTAATGAAACTAATATACCAGAATCTATAACACCCGAAGTGCTATATCTTTGTAATTCGTTTATAACTCTTCGCCAATCTGGAGTAAACTTCATTATGAGCTCAGCTAATACTCCATTCTCATATTTAACACCTTCATCATCTAATATAAGCATTAAACGAGCCATCATAACTGAGCATAAGCGATCTGATTCCTTTTTTGGAATATTAAATTCTACGACTGAACATCGAGAATGTAATGGTTCAATAATTCTGTTTTTAAAGTTACATGTTAATATAAATCTACAATTACCACTAAACTCTTCAATAAAGCCGCGAAGAGCTGGTTGGGTAGATTGTGGATTAAGGTAATCCGCTTCGTCGAGGATAACTACTTTGTAGCCACCTTGGAGTGAGACCGACGAAGCGAATTGTTTAATTTTGTTTCTAAGTGTATCAATGCCTGATTCTTCTGAACCATTTATCAGTAAAAAATCTAAATCTAGCTCATTACATAAAGCTTTTGCAACTGTTGTTTTACCAAGACCAGCTGTGCCAGTCAAAAGCATATTGTGTAATTCACCTCCGTTAACAATTTGCTTAAATGTAGTTTTTATATGTGCAGGTAATACACAGTCATCTATTGTTTTTGGTCTGTACTTTTCAACCCATAAAAATTCATTCATTATAATACTTCCCAACCAAGTACAGTGCTAACACGGAATGCTCTCCATGCATCTTTATCAAGAGACCAAACGGCCACATGATCAGTTTCTGGATTAACACTTTCAATAGTAGTATTAATACCATGTGCTTTTAAAACTATTGGATTTAGTGTACAGGGCATGACTCGTACTTCGTCTGAGTCAATTTTTTGAAAGGTAACTGTTACAGTACCATTTTGTAATGCTTCTAATAAGCTGGATAATTCATTTCTATTCATAATATAATTCCTTAATATAAAAAAAAGGGGGAATTGCTCCCCCTTGTATTATTCGCCGTCTAGGACGACATCTGCTTCTTCAGCATCCACTTCTGCGACTCCGTCAACAGGAAGTTGACCTTCCCCTGCTTGACCTTGTGCGTCTTGTGCTGCTTGAAGGAAAGCAACAATTCGTGACCTCATGCCACCAACTGCTTCTAACTCAGTGCCTTCAAATCCGCCACGTCTAGATACTAAATCGATGATTTGTACCATAGTCGCAATGTCATTAAGACCGAGCTGTGGAGCTTCTGGTTGCTCCATACCTTTTACTTCTTCAGTCATTTTCTTCTCCTTTGCAAAGTAGACTAATCTAGAAAGACCCGACCCATTCGGCATCTCTCACGTTATCCTCATAATATTTTATGAGAATACTTTCTGCCATATTATTTATACAGCAAAAGTTGATGATTTCTCTAAAGCTATAAAATAATCTATTGGATAATCATTATTTGTCCAATTAGATATTAGCTTTGAAGAAATATTAACAAAGTAATCACCTGTTAAGAGCTTTAAATTTGGCATATTTACCACAAAGTTAAAGTCCTCTTTACATGCGTTATCTTTATCAAGTTCCATTTCAAAAGTATTAGATGTTGAATCTTTTTCATCAAATACTTTAGCAACAATATTACCGTTTGTTCCAGTAATAGCTAAATCGTTATGCCCTAAAACAGCACTAGCTTGTTTTAAGGATTTCAATTGCTCATCAGTTATATTAATACCAACTTCACAGTCAGGCATTGTAATATCCTTTGAAGGTTGTGTTAGAATTTCTGTTTCAGAAAAGTAATATCTTATTTTTTGTCCAGAACCAGAGATAAGAACTGACTTATCTTCAAAGGTTAATGTTGGATCTTCAATAAGATTATACACTGAAAGAAATTCATTTAGGTCATAGATACCAAACTCTACTGGAAAGTCCTCTACAATTTCCGCACTTGCTAAAATTGTCTTGGCTTCCGAGATAGTTTTTAGTTTTTGACCAGGTTTAAACACAACGTTTGGATTAACCGTTGCAAAATTCTTTAATACATTTATCGTTTCATTACTTAATTGCATATTATTTCCTTTTTTAATACCATATATTATACCATATATGCCTGTTAATGTACAGGTTTATTTTCACTATCATGGATTGAAAGAGCAATTAGAGCATAGTGTAAAACTTTTTGTAGATCTTTTCTTGCATCTACGCTATTTCCTTTACGTCCATACCTTTGTGCGTATTTCAATACATTACCAATTGCGAAGCCCATACCATGACCACAGTCGTTAATAAACTCAGTAGACTGAAATTTATTGTGACTATAATGGCTATCGTAAGTGCTATCAATATAATTCTGAAGCTCTTGTATTAGAGCTCCTTCATTAAACTTATAATTAATTTTTTTACTCATCGTTGTCCTCTGCTTTGACTTCATCTTCAAAAACTACAACTCCTGAATCTACTTTTGTATAAAGATCAAGGAATGCTTCCCTAGTATCTTCATCAAATCTTGTGATACATAAGTCTATTGCCTTTAATCTATTTTTAAAGATTGCATAAGATTGTACAATGTGACATAATCTTCTAGTTGAAATTATTTCATCAACACCGTCATCATCAAAAGTTTTTCTGATTATGTCTGCCCAAGTTGTTAATTTATCTGCAAACTCTCCATCAATTTTATTGAACTTTGCCATATGTTTCATAACAATTTTAGTTTCAATCTTTTTAGTTGGAAATTTTTGATCTATAGATATAGTAAATCTTTCCAAGAAAGCTTCGTCAATAATTGAAGCTGCAGTAAATCTTCCGTCATCTGAACCTTTACCTTTTGTGTTTGCTGTTGCTATAACATTGAAGCCAGGTTGTGGAGATATTGTTTCACCTGTTTTCTTAACAAGTACAGGTTTACCTTCCAATATACCTTGCAAACACATAATTTTATTTGTAGCTCTATCAATCTCATCGAGAAGAAGAATTGCACCGTTTTCCATCGCTTTAAGAACTGGTCCTTTAGCGAATACAGTTTCTCCGTCAATAAGTCTAAAACCTCCGAGTAAATCATCTTCGTCTGTCTCCGGATTTATTTGTACTCTTATGAACTCTCTGTTCATTTTAGCACATGCTTGTTCAACCATAAATGTTTTTCCATTACCTGACATTCCAGATATGTAAATTGGATAAAACATTTCTGCAGATATTACTTTACTAATATCTTTAAATGGACCCCAAGGTACGAATGTGTCGTCAATTGAAGCAAATGATTTTTCTTTGTTTACAATTGATTGCATACTTAAAGTAGTATTATTCACATGGGATTCCTCTCTTAAAGGTAGGATTACAGCAGATAAGTCGTATTGACCTCTGACGTTACCTTTAGTTTCTAATAATGGCGTCCAATCTTTCTTAGAAAATCCTAAAGATTTTGCTGTATCGACAATTGTTGCCTTTTTGAATATAGATGTATCTGGATTATTGCTTACCAGTTTTTCTATAATGTTCTTAGTATTCACGTTTATCATAATATAAATTCACTCCTTTTAATAATTTATAGTAGTATTGTACCAGGTTTAAGCCTAAATGTACAGTGTTTTCTGCAATTATTTTGCAGGTTTATGATGCTACTGCCTCACCAAATTTTGTCATTAGATTTTTATTTGTCTTTTTGTTTTTAGCCATTTTTCTAAATGCTGTTTTTAAATGTGAGTCAGTAACTTCTTTATCTGTGTTAATAAATGTATCTAAATCTTCATCATCAACATTAAAAGCATTACCTCTTACCAGGAAGAAATTATTATAACCTAATGCATTTTTAAATTCTATACATTTGTTTTTGCTGTTTTCTTTTATTTTAGCTTTTCTAAACTCTTCGTAATCATAGGTTTCTATGTCATATCTGTCTTTACCATTTAAATCACACCAGGCATCATGTATTTTATTTCTAAATTGGCTATTGCAATCAGCTACAAAGAATCCCATAACATTAACATCGTATCTTTTTCTTAGGTTCTCATATAAAGTTTTAGTTCCTTTTCTTCCACCCCAAAGTGATAAAGTTTTTCCATCTACTGTTAGCTTAATTTTATTTTCCCAACCAACTGTATTGACCTTTTTTATTTTTCTATCGTCGACTACTCTTAATCTATTAGTATCACCATCAGTAATTGATAGCAATGTAACTTTTTCTATATTATGCTTATTTCTAAACTTTTTAATTAATTTATGAGAAACAATAAGTGCTTGATTTAGTGGTGTTGAACCCCAGTCTTCTTCTTTACATTTTATCCAATCATTTACAGGACCTCTTGCATGGTCTGTTCTAGCATATAACCACTTTAGAGCTTGTTCTAATTCATTTCTTTTTAATCCGCTATGCACTAATTGACACATAGATAAGTCGTCCATACTTACATCGCCATCACTCATGTCTCTGTAATCGCTATAGCAATTTGTGCTAAATGAATATACGTCAAATGGAATGTTAACAGCTTTGCAGAAT